GTGGCCCTGGAGAGCGTCAAGGCGCTCCTGCGGCCGTACATCTTGCCCGAGGATGTCGAGGGTGTGCTTTCGGAGAAGGACGCAGAGATCTCGCGCCTCCGAAAGACGCTGGCCGACAAAGATCTCAAGATGAAGGACATCGAGGAAGAGATGGAGAAGCTCTCCTTCCTCGCCAAGACGACCGGGTACAAGTACTTCCTGGAGAAGAACCTCGGGGATTCGGCGGATGCGGCCATCGTTCGTGCTGCCATCGGCGACGTCTCAGGGTACACGGACCTCACCTCGTTGAAGGCTCGGTTGGAGTCTGTCCAGAGGGAGATCGGCGAGAAGCGCGAGAAGGTCCGTCTGGATGAGGAGAAGCGTTCGGCAGAGATCGACAGCCGGGTTGCAGCTGAGCGGGCGAAGCTCGAAGAGCAGCTCCAGGTGCAGGCGTCGGCTCGTGACTCGATGGTCACTCGGGAGAAAGATCTCCAGGAGACTGTCGAGAAGCTGAACGAGGCGTTGGAGAAGTCGATGCTTGCGTCGAAGCTCCAGGCGCTTCAGCTCTACGGAGAGCGAAAGATCACCGGCCATCCGAGGGCCGCTGAGGTGCGGAAGATTCTGGAGAACTCAAGGTTCTCGACGCAGGACGAAGTCGATGAGATCATCGAATCCGTCCACGTGGCCTCTGCGCCGGCCAACGGTGGAGATGACCAAGAAGCTCTTCGTGCTCGTGTTCGTCGATTGACTCGTGGTGGGATCTCTTCGACGCCAGTCGAGGAGGAGAAGCCGCGTGTCAAGCTTCAGGAGTCGACCGACTACAACGGGTTGGGACTCGGAGTCGAGCAAATCAAAAAGCTCTCCGGGATCGGCTGACTGAGCGACTAGGTCAAACGGGTTTTAGGAGAAAGGTGCAGGAGGAATACCGATGAACGATGCTTCTCGTCACATGATGGAGGAAGGCTCCGGAGCCCGGACGATTCTGGACGAGAGCTACGTCCACTCCCTCGACCGCAAGTGGGGGGCCCTCTTGGAGGGGATTCCGGCTCGCAACGCTCAGGAACGGCACGTGCGTGCGGTTTCGGCGATGCTCTTCGAAAACCAGGCGCAGCATCTGCGAAGCCTGAATGAGGAAACTCGTTCTCTGAACGTGGGTTCCTTCACGAAGTTCATCTTCCCGATCCTCCGTCGCGTCTTCCCGAACCTGATCTCGAACGAGATCGTGTCGGTCCAGCCGATGACTGCACCTGTCGGTGCGGTCTTCTACATGGACTACATCTACTCGACGACCAAGGGTCCGACGACTGCTGGCAACGTCATGCCGCGTGACTTCGACAAGGACTACACGTCCGAGTTCGTCAACGGCGAGATCTGCGCCACGGGCGATGGAGTCAACTACGGCGGTGTCGGTGGTGCCCTCAACGTGAACCTCTCGTTCACGCCGGTTCGCCCCCTGAACACCAGCCTCGGCTTCTCGGTCATCGTCAAGGAGCTGAACCCGACCACGGGTGCGGTTCTTCAGACGGCAACCGACGACGGCGCTGGCAACTTCGGAAGCGGCGGTACGGGCGTCATCAACTACTCGAACGGGTCGATCTCGAACTTCAAGTTCACGACCATCCCGGTTCTGGGCAGCCAGATCAAGGCGTTCTACTACTACGACGGGGAGATGAACACCAAGATCCCCACGATGAGCCTCGACGTGAAGAAGAAGCTCATCGAGGCCGTTCCGCGCCGTCTGAAGGCCCTCTGGTCTTCGGAAGCTGCGGAGGATCTCCGTGCTCTCCACGGTGTCGACGCCGAGACCGAGATGGTCGCGACGACTGCCAACGAGATCGCGCTGGAGATCGACCGTGAGATCATCGGGGAGCTGTTCCAGGCTTCCACGGGGACCTCGGCGACCTTCGACCGCATCCCGCCCGCCGGCATCCCCGAGCTGGACCACCTTCGTTCGATGCTGACGCAAATCAGCACCGTCTCGAACCTCATCCACAAGAAGACGCTCCGCGCTCCGGCGAACTGGATCGTGACCAGCCCCGAGATCTCGGCGCTTCTCACCCAGCTCACCACGCACGGTGACTTCCGAGCTGCGTACGTGTCGGGCATGGACAGCCCGTACGGACCGGCTGATGCCCCCCGCCCGCTCTCGCAGCATGGGCAGTTCGGCATCTACAAGGTCGGCACCCTGATGAACAAGTGGATGGTGTACGAGGACCCGTTCTTCGCACGCGACCAGATGCTCATCGGTCTCAAGGGCGCGACGTACCTCGACTCGGGCTACGCCTGGGCGCCGTACATCCCGCTTCAGATCACGGCCACGTTCCTCGACCCGAACGACCTGTCGTTCCGGAAGGCGATGCGCACCCGCTACGGCAAGGCGCTGCTTCGTCCCGAGTTCTACGGCCAGATGCGTGTCCTCAACCTCTGATTCCCCCCAACCAGAGTGAGTGAGGACCAGAGGCTCTCGCCCCGCAAGGGCGGGGGCCTTTGCCTTTTCAGACCACGTGGTCGCAACTAAGGAGACGGACGATGGGACGATTGGAGGACGTGGAGGCGGAGTTGGCAGGACTGGAGTCGGGGCTCGACTTGCCGAAGAGGGTTCTCCCTCCTCGTGAGCTTCACGAGCACGTAGAGTTCGTCGCTCCTCCCAAGGTGTCAGGCAAGTTGCCCCTGGAGGAGAGCATCCTCAAGGGTGTGGGCGACCTGAACGACTTGATCGAGGCAGCCTCAGCTCTGAAAGGCTCCCTCCTCGACATCATGGAACAGCTGAGAAAGAGGAACTGAGATGCACTTCAAGAAGTCTTCCAAGTTTGCCGCCGTCACCATCCCTGGTGTCGGCATGGTCCAAGGCGAGACGGTGCTCTCCGGCGCCGAGTACTCGAAGTACGTGGCTTTGGGGCTCCTGGAGAGCTGTGATGCGCCTGCGCTTGTCGCAGCCCCTCCCGCAGCTCCTGCGGCTCCTCCGGCAGGGGAGACCGCTCCGGTGGGTGGTTCAGACGGTCCAGTGGACAGCACCTCGAAGTCCGAGGAGACTGGTGATGACCTCGACCCCAAGCCGACTGCGAAGAAGTCTGCTGCGAAACGCTAGGAGTAGGTAGTGCCCGCACAGCGCACGCTCTTGAACGAGGAGACGTTGGTACCGTGGATCCTACGGTACCTAGGGGCTCCTTTTGTCAAAGTGGAGCTGGGATGCGAGCACATCGAGGACGCGATCGAGGAGGCCAAGCGCTGGTACACAGCCAAGAAGGGCTTCCGGAAGATCATGTTCTGGGACGTAGTTTCTGGCGTATCCGAGTACCAACTACCTGATGAGGTGGAGATTGTCATCGACGTGGCGTTCTCTGGGACCGGGACGTCGGCGGAGCAGCTGGCCTCTGGAGGCTTCGGGGCTGGCTTCGGGACTGTGGACATCTTCGGTGGATTCACCTCGGTAGGGGGTGGGTTGCAGGTTACGGGCTACTCGGGTGCGGCGGGAGGCTTTGGGCCTTTGTCGTCGTACACGCTGGCCCTTCAGAACCTCGACATGTTTGCGAAGGTCTTCAGTGGGGAGCTGGACTGGCGACAGGACAATCGAACGCTGCGTCTCTTCCCCGTGAACGGGTACAAGACCGGGCAGATCTTTATCGAGTACAAGGCCAACATGCTCACCATCGAGCAGCTGTCTGAACGAGACCACGATCTCGTCAAACGCTACTCCCTCATGGCCAGCAAGAAACGACTCGGTCGTATTCGCTCCAAATACCCCGGAGGCTTCCCTACCGCTCAGGGAAATGTCGATCTCGATGGAGCTACTCTCCTCGAAGAAGCTCGCCAAGAAGAAGAGAAACTAGAGCAGGAAGTCTCAGAATCTGGGTTCCCCATGGGATTCCTGCTAGGCTGAAATGATGCCCCATAAGGAACCCGAAGCCCGGAAGGCTTATCAGAAGGCTTACAAGGCAGCTCACAAGGACGAGCTGCGTGTGCAGAACCGGGAGTGGGCGAAGGGACGAAGGTCCTCCGATCCTGAAGCCCGAGAGAAGGCGCTGGAAGCCGAACGAGCTTGGCGTGCTCGGAACCCTGACAAGGTGCAGAGGAAGAACGCGGCCAACTACACTCGCTTCAAGACCTCCCGGAGGCGTTGCCAGCTTCGACGGAACTATGGTCTGAGTCTGGAGGACTACGAGGCCATGCTGGTGGCTCAAGGTGGAGTCTGCGCGATCTGTGGGGACTCCTCCCCAGGTCCTGTGCAGAAGCACTTCGCTGTCGATCATGACCACGATTCGGGGAAAATCCGAGGTCTCCTATGCTTCCCGTGTAATACAGGGATCGGGGGTCTCCGAGATGACGTGCTTCTCGTCGAGAAGGCGCTGAGTTACCTGAAGGCGCATCTTGGTTAGCCGATGACCTGCAAACCGATCAAGTGCCTGGAAGTGCCACCCGTCGTGAAGTGCGAGTGTGCGGACGCTTTTGCTCTGGGATCGGGGGAGCTGCTGCTGTTCGATACGATCGCTCAGGAGGCCGTGAACATTGCCGGCACTGAGGTGGACATCTACCAGCTCAACAAGAAGAAGACGGTTCGAGATCCACTCTACGATGAAAACATCACCGAGGGTTGGGACGGCCCCTTCAGACTCAAAGGGTGGGTTGAGTACCCCCAGCCTTTCCCTGAATCAAAGGCGGAGGGTTTCCGTAAGACTTTCCCCTCGACCCTTTGGGTTGCACGTGTGGACATCGAGCGTGTCGGGGCTCGGGCTCCCTACTATGGGGACATCGTTCATTTCTGGAAGACGCCCTTCTTCGATGAGCAGTCGGTGTCGTACCCTCACGGGAAAGCGAAACACGGCTACTACTTCACGATGACTGAGGTATTCGACGATGGTCACCTCTTCGATGAGGCGGACTTCGTCGGGTTCAAGGTGACCCTAGCCAGGAACACTGAATTCACCCCCGAGCGCCGGCTCACCAACACGTAGGAGCAGACATGGATCGTAGTTTGATGGAACGGTTGGCTGAGAATGCCGCGCCTGTGGTCGAGGAGGGGGAGGTCTCGGACAAGCTCCTTCTTCATCTTGCTGCTGCGGCTTCGCAGATGAACATCGATGTGGGCGACAAGGAGGCGGTGAACGCTTTCTTCGACCAGATCAAGGCTCTCGTCACTTCAGACAAGGCTGCGCTGATGACGAAGCTGAAGAAGTTCGCCGGCAAGGATGCGAAGGCGGTCTCGAAGAAGGCCCTCGCGGAGACTTGATCATGGACCACAACCTCATGCTTCAGCTGGTCGAAGAGACCAACAAGCCCGACGACTACAGCGAGTTTTCCCAAGAGGAGCTGGCTGCCATGAGCTTCATGGACGGGCTCAAGTCGTCGTACCGCAAGGACGCCTTCGATCGGGCGGGCTTGGGCAAGTACGATCTCACCAACCCCATCATCAAGTCCCTCATCAAGAAGGGCCTCATCAAGGTCGGCTCGGGAGGGGGTTCGTCTTTCGGTAGCCTCACCCTGAACTCAACACTCGCCAAGGCCGTGATGGCTCGTTACTACGCGCCTCCGAAGTTCAAGGGGGACCTGGAGAACCCGCAGCTTCGGTTCATGAGGAAGCCCCAAGCAGAAGCGGCCACGGTCATCCGTGCTGGGTACGCGGGGCATCCCGAGGTCCAGGCTGCGCTGAAGCTGCTGAAGAAGCTGGCGAACGCCACGGAAGCGGGGCTGACCTCAGCTCAGCAGAAGACTCTCGCCTTGGCATCGGTCATCCTCTCGAATCTCGGGGTGGATGTCGTGCAGACCGAGTCGCTCGACGAAGGGCTCACCGACTACGACTGGGAGGAGTTGGACAAGGAGCAGCTTCGGGCTCTCATCGACGTCGTCAACAAGCTCATGATGGCGACGAAGGACGAGAAGCAGAAGGCGATCCTCAAGAAGGCCATGGGCCAGTTCGCGAAAGCGATGGCCACGGCTGCATGAACCCGAGGCTGATCGCCGCTGAGGTAGCTACGGGTGTTTCTCCCGTCTGCGCGACCTGCAATAAGTACTGGGAGGGCCGTGCAAACGGTCTTCCTAGGCCAAAGTGCGTCGCCCAGAAGCCTTGCGGCTCGCCCATCGCCGGAGACACGTTCTCTGAGTACGAAGGCCCGATGACGGACTTCACCGGCTGGTGCTTCATGTGCGCCGGAAACTCAGACTTCGCCGTCAAGGTTCGTGATGAGGCTCGACTCATTGGTGTCTGCAAGGCTCACGTAGGTCGTCTGAATGAGCTTCAAGCCGCGGAGCAGGCAGACGCTTCGGGTGTTCTGTTGATCCACACGCCTCAAGATCGAATTCCTCTTCTTCAACTCCTTCCGAAGCCAAAGAAGGGTCTGTTGCAGGTCATGCAGGCAACGGAAGCGGAGTGGGCTGAAGAAGCTGCCTACAAAGCGAACAAGTGATCACGGCCAAGCTAGACGCTGACGCGAAACGCTTCCTCGACTACCTATCGTCGGGTGAAGATCGAGTCCAGTTCGCGATGGCGCAGGTCACGCATGAGGCAGCGAAAGGTTTGCACTCTGCCCTGATGACGGGACTTCCGAAGTCCTACTCCGGGTTGCGAGGTGCTCTTCGTCTTGGTCGGGTGAACGCGAGCAAGGGTGCTGTCGGGTATGGGGTCTACGCGGATTCGTCTGGCATGAAGAAGACGAAGGCCCGGAAGGTAGATCCTCAGACGGGCGTGTTTTACATCCGCCCCAAGAAGGGGAAGTTGGTCCGCGTCCCAGAGAAAATCCGGATTCTTCAGCAGTTCAGTCCGTGGACGTTGGATTCCATGCCGTTTTTCCCGACCAAGCGCGAGGGCTCTGTGATCACGCGAAAGGTCTCCGAGAAGGAGGTCCTGAAGGTGAAGGAGCTTCGAGAGCTGGACCGCCCCAAGTGGCAGCCTTTGCTGGTGAAGGAGGGCATCCGCATCTCGAAGAACCAGACCATCCGGTTGCCTCCTCGTGCAGAGGTCGTAGAGGACGTGGCTTTCCAGGCTCTACGTCTGGAGTTCGGTGGTGGGGATCGAGCTGCCAAGCCTATCTGGAGACCGGTCATTCGTTCGTTGGCGAAGAATGTGGTTCGGTCTATGCTAGCGGGGTCGGCGGCACGGGCGCTCAGGGAACCAGACTTTCGTGGTTTCGGGGGCGTACCCAAAGGTGAGATCGAGCTTTCCGAAAGTCGTCTCAGCGGGTACAACGAGTTCGTGAAGCGTCTCCGCGTCTAGCTCGGAATTGGAGGAGAGATCGAATGAATACCCAGATCAACGAAGTTCTGACCAAGATGCGCAAGAAGCTTGCTGGTGAGGCCGCGTGGGAGAGCATCGAAGGCTCTGCTGGCGGTGCCGCAGGCGAGCTGGAAGCCGAGAACATGTCTGAGGCCAACGAGAAGGTGGACACCTACCTGCTCGATTGCGTCAACGCGATGATGGACGAGTACGAGGTCGAGGAGGATGACGCCTGGGACTTCGTCTTCTCGGTCGCGGACATGGCTTCGGAGGAGGGGCTTCTGCCTGAGCTTCCCGAGGAAGAGGCGCCGGACGCAGATCTTCTCAACTGGCTCGGCAAGGCGGGTACGATCGGATTCAAGGCTCTCGTTCTTCAAGCAGCTTCTGACGCTGCGGAGTGACCCTGATGGCCGACGCTGCGGCGATTGCCCTTGCAGAACGCGAAGCTGGAAAAGCCCGAAACGGCGAAGTCCACCTTCGTGATTTTGACAGGGGCGTCGTCGAGACGTTCGGCGGGAAGGTCATCGACTCAAATTACTACCTGACGAATGTGACGGGGGTGCTTGCACCTCCGAACATGCCGGGGATCCCGATCAACTTTGCTTTTCCTGAGGATACGGCGGACGAGTACATCTTTCCGTCCGTCATCATCACTCGGGAGGACATCTCCCCAGCCACCAACCGTTTTCATCCCGGGTTGACTCAGTACCGAGCGCCTGCTCTTGGTGCTCAACCTGTTCAGGTGCAGTGGGGTCAGCGGGTACTGAATGGCTGGAACAAGATGGCAGATCGGCCTCAGGCCGTTACCTACGACATCTCGTACCAGATCTCCGTCCTAGCTTACCGTCGAGGTGTCCCTCAGAGGGGTAACGCCAACGCTCTCTTGGAGTACGTCATGGCCTGGTACCAGCCCTACACGGCTGTGAAGGTCCTGGACAGCATCGGAGATCTCCGCACCTACTTCGCGACAACTGACTCAGCCAGTCCTCTGGATGATGTTGTGCAGATCGGAGAGCGCATCATTGGGTGGCAGATTCCCATGGTGGTTGAAGCAGAGCTGGACCTGAATCCAGAGTTCACGCATGTGACCGCTACCTCGATGGCGTTGAACATGAGTCTGTACCTAGGAGCGAAGTGACATGGGCGAGTACTACAACAAGGGTCGGACCCCGACTTCCGCGACCACGCGAAGCGGTGTCTCAGTCTGTTTCTCACCACGTATCTGGCAGTACGTGGCCTTGGGCGAAGAGTCCTCTGGCAGCATCCAGGCTCTTGTTCGCAAAGGGTTTCTGACGCGGCGGGATTCATTGCAGGACCACGTGGTCGCTCCTGCTGATGGGACCGTTCCGGAGGTGGTCGAGGTTCCAGTCGTTCTGACTCCAGCTCCAGTTCCGGTGGCAGCGGAGGAGATCGTCGAAGCGTCTTCTCCCAATTCCGAGGTACCGGCGGAGGAAGAGATCAAGAAAGAAGTCGACGCAGACGTTGCTATGGACGACCCTTCCGGTACAGAATCTCTGTCGCGTTCACGTTCATCCCGGAGGAGGTAACTCGTGCCCGAACTTTTGAGCCCTGGGGTATTCATCGAAGAGGTTGCCTCGCCGGTCACCACTGTCACTGGCGTCTCGACGTCAACGATGGCGATCATCGGGGGTGCCTTTCGAGGCCCTACCAACAAGGCAACGCTCGTCACTTCTTACGAGCAGTTTTCTCGGAAGTTCGGTGGTCTGATCCGAGAGTCCCTCTTGGGGCTCAGCGTCGCCGCTTTCTACGCGAACGGAGGTCGTCGAGCCTACGTGACTCGCATCGCCCCGGCGGATGCGATCGAAGCCGACAACCGAATCCTGTCCGAGTACCAGAACGAGTCCCTCGAAGAGGGCGATGGCGTTGCCACCACGTTCTTCAAGTTCTCGAACACGACTTCGATCCTCGCGAAGGATGGGCTTGCCCCCATCAAGCCTGGAACGCTTTCGATCAAGTATCGGGAGCTTGGCACCCCGGTGCTCGCCAGCGTTGCTCGTGACCGAGACAACGGTGCGAACGTCACCACGGTGACGGCGCAGGCCGACTACGAAGGACGCATCAATCCTGCGGCTCTGCCCACCGCAGATCACGCTCTCGATGCGGTCGTTCGTGGAACCGTCACGGTCAAGTACTCCGCAGCCACGGTCATCCAGTCCGTGGTCATCCCTGTCGGAACCGGCTCTGTCGTCCAGGGCGTCCTGACAGTTGGACCGGACACCGCGACCGTTCTGTTCGACCACGAGACGGGACGTTTCTCGCTGAAGACCACGGGTGCCCTCATCCCGGTCATCGGAGACAACGGCGTCAACATCACCGTGGACTTCACGCCGGCTTCGGCGACACGCACCATCGTGGACAACTCTCTGGGCGCCCTTACGGGTGCAACCATCGATGGCGGCTACGCCACGACGGTCACCAGCGGAGCGGAATCGATCGGCCCGAACGCTGTCACGTACACGACGGGTGGGTACAACTTCAAGGTCCTCGTCGTCCCTCACAACAAGGCGAAGGTTCTGGTCAGCTACACCGTGGCTGCTTGGGACATGAACCCGGTTTCGGTCGGCGCTTGGGCGAACGACATGAAGCTGCGCTTCCAAGGGAACATCGACTTCTTCGATGTGGCCACGGCGACCTATTCGCGCTTCGACGTCCTCGTCATGGTGCTGAATACGGACACGCAAGCCTTCGAGGTTGCGGAGCAGTACACGGAGATCTCGCTCACGGATCCCACGAGCGACATGTACTTCCCCGACGTTCTGAACGAGCTTTCCGATCTCGTCAGTGTCGTCGAACCTGGCAGCGACCTCCCCATCCCGCAACTCAGTGGTCGTCCTCGTACCACGATCCTGGCTGGTGGAAACGAGCTGGCCGGTGGTCAGACCATCGTCGCTACGCTTCCTGCTGGCCCGGTGGCCGCTCGTTCGGTGGTCATCACCTTCACCAACGCTGCTGGGGTGGCCAAGACCATCACGGACGACGGCAACGGAAACCTCATCGGAGATGTCGATCCGACCGGAAACAACACGGTCATCTACACCTCAGGTGCCATCGACCTGAAGACCCTCGGGACCATCCGAGGTGGGACTCTGGTTCTGGCGACCTATCGTTCTTCTCCGCAAGAGACGCGGCACGAAGAGCAGTTCGGTGACACGACCAAGCAGTTCACGATCGGTCTGGTGAACTTCTACAAGGCTGGAACGAACGGGACTTTCGACTCGACCAACTGGGGTCGCAACCAGTTCACTTCCCCGACTCTCATTCCCTCGTATCATGGCATCTACGCCTTCGATCGAGTGGATGAGATTCTCCAGGTGGTCGTTCCCGACTTCGCTGGAGACGTCACGGTCTCGGGAGATCTGTTGGACTACGCCAACATCCGAGCCAGCCTGCCTTCGGGTGGCGACCGCTTCATCATCCTCACGGTTCCTCGTGGGTCCGACCCTCAAGAGGCTGTGGACTGGTTGCGGTACTCCTTCGGGCGTTCCAGCGACTACGCGGCTGTCTACTGGCCGTGGATCAAGGTCGCAGACCCGCTGGCGAACGGTCGTCCTCTGGCAATGCCCCCGATGGGTCACATCGCCGGCA